ATATACTAGGTTAGCAGGGTCTACGTAATCTACTGTTATTCCATTAGAAGTATTATAATTAGTTTTAGAGCATGCAATCCCTAAAACTACTAAATCATAAAGTAATCTTTTCTTAGTTTCATGATATTTATTATTAGCTAGTACATTTGCGATAGCTTCTTCTTCTGCTATTTCTATACTCTGCTTATAACTTAGTTGCATATGCAAACTTAATTCTTCTTTATTTTCTGGTAATTGTTCTGGATTAGAAGTCTGGAACATATTTTGACCAGTATCTTTTTGAATTTGTTCAATAAAGGCTCTAGCCTGCATATCTCTTAATAGAGTTTCTGCATATGTAGTTCTTTTCTTTTGTGATTCTGGATCTTGAGCATATGATTTTATTTCATAATTTCTTTGGGACATTCCATTCACCACTATATCTACAAACTTAGAAATAATAGGAACTGGCTTCCAATCTAAGTTAAGATAAGATAAATCGCCATTAATAGCTAATTCATCTTTATATTTTTGTACAGGTTGTTCGCCTCTTGCGTATAATCTACGGGTATGAAACTGATTAAAGTTAACGATGAATCTATCCCCACCACCTCTGGTATTTCTAAACCATTCATTCTCAATAGCTCTACCTACTAACGTTCCATATTCCAACGACGCCTTTTCTTCATCTGGTACTACCTGACTTGGAAAGCTACTGTTATAATTAGTTGTTATCATTTATTTTAATAATTTTTGATAAATTTTTTCCTGAACTATTATCATATTTAGCAAAATTTAATACTACTGCTTCTTTTTCTATTTTTGCATGTGGCATATACCTATGCTGATTACATGCCATTAACGCTAGACCTGAACTAATAGAAGCATCATGAGAAGTTCTATTATTTATATTAAATCTTGCCCAATCTTCTAATGTTCTTTGAAAATACATATCTCCAAAAGATTCACCTAAATTTCCAACAAATGTTTCAATATAAGTTTCAATAGCTGCGGCATGAGCTTGCTTTATATCTTCACTTGAATTAGGTATACCACCTATTTCTCTTTCTGTGACAGATAGCTTAGTAGCGGCTCGGTCAGGCCTATTAATAGAAAAATGCCTATATCCTCTACGTTTAAAATAATACAAAAGTCTAGGTTTGTTATTTTCCGCTAAGATAGGCATTCCATAGAAGATACATGCCATAAGCACATCTTCAAAAAATATTTCAGCCGTTTGTGGTCTAGCTATATACTCTAAAAAGAAATGATTTGCCGGGACATCTTCCATAGACCATTTTGTTAATCCATGCAGAGACCCATTAGATCCTCTTTTATCTACTGTACCTGATATATCATATGGGTCACAACCAAATGCCCCAAGGTGCTTATTACCAGGATGTTTCATTCCTCTTTTTATAATTACGCTATTTTGGAGATTTTTAGGCGGTAACCAAGAAATATAAAATCTTCCTTTAGGATTAGGTATAAATAGCACTCGGCTATCTCTAACACTATCCTCCCACATAAAATTTCCTCTATTAACTATTTTATTATAACTTATATCTTCATTCCAATCTATTTGTTCATAAATCTTAGTTAGATTAAATAAAGATTCTTTAGTTTCATCTCTAAACGCATGCTTTTCAGTACGTGGGAATTGACGATAAAATTCATTTAATCCGTCAGCATCATCTTTTAACCCTTCAACTTCATTTTGCCAGTAGTCAATAACTCCGATTCTAATTTGTCCCCCATGAGGGCCGAAAGCTGGTTTTCTTGGCGTTTCGAAGACAGGTATGCCATAAGCATCAATGTATCCCTCGTAGTTCCATTCCATAGGTATGAACAAACTATAGAGTCCTGAACTAGTCTGTCCGTTGGCGTTTCTCTTTGTAACATCTGAAGCATTATATAATTTTTTAAAGTTATCTCCTCCTTTATCTAAAGCATTTGATGTTGAACCCATCATACACTTCCCTATAATTCTACTACCAAGTCTTAATGTTGTTTTTGTAACCCTCCAGTTATTTAATATATTGTTAGGCCTTTCCCATTTACCTGATTCATCATGTACTAGTAGTTTTAATTTTTCACCATCATAACTATTATCTCCAGTATTCTTCCAGTCAATAGTTGTATCTAATCCCTCTAGTAATTCTCCTTTATCTAAAGCAGTTATAGATTTTCTAGTAAATTTAGAGGCTGGTACTCTATATGCTAATTCAGTTTTAGGTCGATCCATACCATCTTGAATCGGTTTAAAAAAGAATGGATAGTTAACTGAAATTGGTACAACCTTATCTGTAAACATCTTTTTAGCATCGGGTCCAGTCTTAGATAATATTCCATATCTTGAATCGGTTGCTAATGTAGCTAAATTTACAACTTCACCTGAGGCCATAAAAGAAAATCCAGAACGTCTATTTTTTAAATAACACATTCCATAACATCTTACATCAGCCTTACATGCTTCCCAGAATATAAAAAATAATCTATTTGCTTCCCTAAAGTCGGGCGCTCCAACATCAATCTTACTCCATTGTAAATACATATAATGCGTACCCGTAAGATATGTATCAATATTTTTATTCTTAAACCAAAATCCTTCTTCACGCCTTTTAAATTCTTCATCTATATAGTCGTGCCATTGTTCTTTAAAATCATCTGGATATTCTTTCCATTCAAAGACGGTTTTAATTCTATTTAAAACTTTAGGATATTCTGTTCTTTCCCAAGTATTATTTTCAAACCTAGTAATTTGTTTTGGGATTTTAGGTAATGCAATTTTTAAATTTTGTATTTCATAAATTTCCCCAATCTCTCCTGTCTTACTAATAACTATAACGTCATGATCTTCGTTATATCCATATTTCCATTTCTTATAACGATTAAGCCTTTTAATAACCTTAGGCTTAATATGATCATCTAATATTTTATATAAAGTTTGTGCGTACATTATTTAGACCTCCCTTCTGCGAAACCTTTAAAAGTTTTTTCCTTTTTGATTTCTTTAGGTTTATCTTCTAATATATTTTTTTCTTCTTCAATACGCTTAAGTATTTCAAAAGCATCAAATATAGCTAGTTTTTTAGTGGCTGCAGCATTCTTTAATCTGTCTGCGGAAATATCATCGTCTGAATCAACAATAGGTTCTTTAGCAACTTTGATTAATTCTTCAACTGCTTTGTGACCAGCTTGGATTATATTCAGCTTCGTTTCCTTTACTTTCGTCATATTTAATAACAATATCTTTAGATTTCATACAATATAATAGTTGTCCATCAATTACAAATTCCCATTCTCTCATAGGATTAAATCCTACTACATCTTCTTTATGGACTCCAAGTTTTGTTAATATATCATTTGAATATTTTAACACTCCTTGTTGAGGTTTTAATATTTCTACTTTAGTACCATCAGTTTCCTTGACAGGTGTTACAAAACAATAATCTAAATTTGTAACCCATGCATCTTTATTCTTATATAAATAAATCTGTTCTAATGGACAAAAATATAAATCCTCTGTAAAATAATTTCTACTATTCCTTTCATTACCGCGAACATCATACCATCTTCGAAATATATTATGATGCACTATAACTATATCTCCTTTTTTTATATCAGTACATATTCCCGTAGGAGTAGCAATTACTTTGGCCATTCTATTAATATATAGAAATTCTTCTATACTGGTATTAACAATTAATTCTGAATCGCCTACTTTTTTCGTGTTATTATATCTACCATTAATAGGAGATATAATAAAATTAAATAACCCTTTCATTAATATTCTAAATCATACTCAACAGAGATAGCCATATTGGAATTAAATTTTTTCCATGGTAATATTTCTCCATTTTTTTTAATTAGAATATTATAAGAATTATCTTTTTCTTCATATAGGATATGAGAAATTTCATGACCTCCATAGACTTGTTGTCCTACAGAATAGTGCATAGCATCATTTTTATAATCTGACCCTATACTGATCTTTCTTATATTACTCAACATTTTCTTCTATCTCAGTATAACTACCATCTTCTAAATTAATATTAATAGCACCATACTTTTTTTCAATCTCTTGTTTTACTTTTTCTTGATCCTGATTTACCCCAGCTAAGTCGTGCAAAGCTGCATGTTTTTGGGATTCTAAAACTCCAATATTAGTTAATATAACTCGTATCTTTTGTTGAAACTCTAAGATACTTTCATGTTCTTCTTTTCCTATTTTTTTTACTTCTTCACTCATAATTTAATTTGATTTAATTTAATTTATTTTTTGAATATACTTGTTACCTTTTCTCCACTTCGTCCACCAAAATAAGCCAAAACAACGGCCATCATTACTTTCTCGAAAGTGTCATTCCATAAGGAATTAATTTGAAAAGGAATGCTTTCTACACTATCTAAAATACCAGCTAAAGAAAATATAACTATACACCATACTAAAACTAATGGACGTACATTTTTACTTAACCAAGAATCAGACATTGAGTCTGCTTCCCACCTTGAAGTAATAGCTTGTATTTCTTTATTCTGTTGTTCATAGATAATTTCTTGCAACTTGATTTTATCATCTGTTGCCACGTCTGATTTACTAATAGCTGCAATTGCTTCTTTAGGAGAAGTTACCCCCTGTAATACATTACCTAATGTAGGATTGATTACAGAGGCTGCCCCAAATAATAATTGTCCAACTGTTGTGTCTTTAAATTTTTTACTCACAATCCCACTTTAGACATTTACAGTCTTTGTTATCTTTTTTATCCTTTTTTCTATCTTTCTTTTCTTGCTTTCCTTTTTCGATTTTATCTTTATCTCTGACACATCTACATTTGTCTGCATCAAACATTTGATTTTCATTACAGTCACTAGCTGTCTTATTACATGGTTTA